TTATCATCAACAGTGTTAATTGTCGCCCAATGGATGGAAAAAAGAATGGCAAGCCAACACCCGAACAGATGACCTTATGTAAGAAATGGTTGAATATGTATCTGAAAGTATTGATGCCATTGAGGGGTATGATGTTAGGTAGTTATGCACAGCAGACCATTACAAACGAATCTTCAAATAGTGTAGTTTTATCCAATAGCGCTGTGGTGATGATGAGAACAGAAAGTCTCACAGTACCTTTCATACCAATGATTAGGTCAGTACATCCTGCGTATTCTATATACAGTCCGAAAGGTGAGGAACTACTAGAGGAATCTATATTGAAATTTAAGTTGTTTAGAGGTATTGATGAGTAATATTGAGGAATATATCAACAGGAATCAGGCTATACTTGACTTGTGGAAGGATAGATTTGAATGTCTTATTGACTGGCAGATACGATTTGTCTATGATGGAGAGCACTGGTCACATACAAAATATAGTAAAGCACAAAGAATGGCAGCCGTATATCCATGTGATGTTGATGTAGAAGAAGATTATCTAATCCACGAAATTGTGAAATTGTCCTTTATTGAATGTGATGATGATATGAATAAAAAATTGAATCTCATATCCAATTTAGTGGCAATAATAAAAAGAGAATGGTAAATACCACATCTTCAGTTGACCTTTTAGGTGAGATGTGGTATTATATTGCGTATGGAGGCTTATTATGGAAAAAGTTATTGCACAATGGCAATTAATTAATTTGAGAACAGGAAAGTCAATTTCTCATATTGGCGACCCTTTTGAAGTAGATATTGACCAATATGATTTAGAGCAAAATGGTATGATAAAGGAAATGGCAATTAAAGCTGGTATTCCATGGCATGAATATAAAAATATATTCAAAGAGGATTGAAAATGTTTCGTAATGTTTACTATGATACAAGAAAATCAATAATTCATTTATGGGAACAAGTCAAAGGACATGATAACCATGATGAAATTCAATGGGTGCCCTATCTGTATATCGAAGATGAAGATGGTGACATAAAGTCTATTGAAGGTAATTCAGTATCTAAAAAGACTTTTAAGAAATATAATGAATTTTATCTATATCAGAAAGAACATCCAAATGCTAAAGAAAATAATCTGAAACCAGAAATACAGTTTCTAGCCGAGAGATATCACGGTATAGCTGATGATGAAATTGAAAATCCGAAATTGAAGATATACTCCATTGATATTGAAGTGCATATGGATGATGTATTTCCAAAGGCATCAGAGGCAAAAGAGCCAGTGGTACTTATATCGGTATATAATTCGATTGATAGAACAACTATGTCATTTGGATTGAAAGAATATACTGGAAAATATAAAGGAGAGCCGTGGTTTACATATGTTCATTGTAAAAATGAGGAGGCACTATTACAGCAATTTTTCTTATATTTGAAAAGAAACCCATGTGATGTTATTACTGGCTGGAATGTTCAATCATTTGACTTACAATACCTTATCAATCGTTGTATACGTTTATTTGGTGAAAATAATTCAGTCAGCAGTCATTTTTCACCAATAGGGATAGTGAGAACTTGGTTGTCAAAGGATACTGGTGAGTTCAATGTGGACTTGGCCGGTGTGACCGTTCTTGATTATCTGGATATTTACAAATGGTATGCTCCGACAAAACTTGAACGATATACCCTTGAATATGTCTCTAATTATGAGTTAGAGAAGGGTAAAGTTGACTATTCAGCATATAATGATTTGAGAACATTGTATTATGAGAACTGGAATCTGTATGTAGAGTATAATTCTGTTGACGCCTATCGGGTTGGTCAGTTGGAAGAAAAACTTGGATATATCAAGATGGTACAGAACTTGTCATTATTATGTAAGACACCAATGAAATTCTATCATACACAGACAGCCCTTATTGAAGGTATTCTTATCACACATTATCGCCGGAATGGGCTGTGTGCGCCTACGTTCTATGGTGGTGTACAAGAGGGTTATCCAGCCGCCATGGTAAAGGAGCCAAGTATTGGTTTACATACATGGGTAACAGACCTTGATATTACAAGTTCATATCCTAGTGCTATTATTACATTGAATATGTCAAATGAAACATATTATGGTAGAATACTTGGATTTACTGAGGATCAGTTGATGTATCATATGAAAAATAGAAATATGCCTGAGTTTGATATGATGAAGGATACAGGTAAGGTTCATTTTAGTGATAGAAAGTTAGACATATTCAACGAGGCAATCAAAAAGAAACTATTATGTGTTGCCCCTTGTGGTTCAGTATTTTCAACCACTACACCCGGTGTCATTTCAACCGTAGAAAAGTCTATGTTTTACAAACGAGTTGAAGTAAAGAAAAAGATGAAAAAGATGAAAAGTAAACTATCAGAGTTGAAAGGTAAAGACTTGGAGAAAACAAAGGAGCGTATTGCTAGGTATCACGGATTACAAAATGCCTTGAAGATTATATTGAACTCTACATATGGTATTCTTGCTGTTCCATTCTCACGATATTTCAATACTAATATTGCCGAGGCCATTGTTAGTTGTGGTAGGCATACAATACGATCAGGTGAACAGATAGTAAATGATTTACTCAATAACCCTACAGAAGATTTACTAAACATATTATCAAATATAAAGAAATAATTTACAAATAAGTTCTTTTACATAAATATATGAAAAGATATTTAAGGAACATAATATGAAGAAATTAGACAAAGATTTGATATATGAAATTATACAAAAAGAAGGATATGAGTTAGTATCAGATGAATACATCAATAACCGTTCACCCCTATTAGTAAAATGTGATAAAGGACACATTTATGAGACAAATTATCATAGATTTCAAGATCATAATGGAAAAAAAGGTAAGAGATGCCCATATTGTTATGGTAATAAAAGAATTACAATAGAACAAGTATCAGAATATGCAACAAGTATAGGATATGTTTTATTATCAAAGAAATATAAAAATAACAGAACATTAATGGATTTTATATGTGATAAAGGACACACATATAGTGCGACATTTGATAGTTTAAAGAGCGGTCATAGATGTTGTTTTTGTATGAAAGGTAAAAATACATCAATACAAGAAGACGAAATTGTAGACATTATTAATAAAACAATATCAGTAGAAATCATTAGGAATGATAAAAAAACAATATTAAATCCTAAAACAAATTATTTTTTAGAATTGGACATATGGATGCCTTCAATAAGAAAAGCCATCGAATTTAATAGTAAGTATTGGCATAAATCAAGGATAGAAAACGATGAATATAAGATAAAATATTGTAAAGAAAATAATATTAAATTATTAATAATATGGTATCATGATTGGATAAGAGATATGAGTATGATAGAAGAAAAAATAAAGAGGTTTTTGTCAAATGAATAATGTTGATTATATTTGTTATATTGATACAGATAGTTTATATATAAACTTAGGTAAATTTATAGAAAATAACATCGGGACAGAATGTTGGCAATCGTTATGTGATGAAAAAAAAATTACAGTAATTAAAAAATTAAACACAATTGTTGAAAATCACGTGAATGATAGAATATATAGGGATGTTCAAAGAAAACAATACAATTCGGTTGAAACTGAATTTAGAATTATGTTTAAGCAAGAAATAATAGCCAAGTCAGTATTATTTGTAAAAAAGAAAAAATATTCTAGTTGGATTGTCAATGAAGAAGGTATTGATGTTGACAGAATAAAAACAACAGGATTGGAAATAGTAAGATCAGATACACCAGAAGTAGTAAGGCCAATGTTGAAAGACTTTATGAGTATGATACTAAAAAACGCTTCTGATAGTGATTTATCTTCTATGATAACTAAATGTAGAAAAGAGTTGCAGAAAATGCCACCTGAGGCAATATCAACTAATATTGGTATACACGATACAAAGAAATATATTGGATCAGATAACAAATATATCAAAGGAACACCAATGCATGTAAAAAGTGTTGCCAATTATAGAAACTTGTTGAAAACACTTAAACTTGAAGATAAATATGAAGACATTGTTGATGGAACAAAAGCTAAGATCGTATATCTCAAAAAGAACAAGTTTGATTTTGATTCAATGGCATTTAGTAGGTGGCCAAAGGAATTTGAAAAGGTATTACAAATAGATTATACCCGACAAATTGAGAAGACATTTTTGAACAAGTGTGAAATGTTATTAGAAGTATTGGGAAAGACAGAGTTATTACATACAAAAGCAAAGGAAAATCTAGGATTATTCTTTTAACTATGAAGAAATGTAAACACGACTATGAGGTTGGAAGTCCAAAATATTTAAAAAATGATATAAAGATAGAGGCCGAATGTATCCATTGTGGTAAGATAATATTATTTGACTTCAAAAATACATTCATAGATTTTATAGACCATAAAGAAAAACTA